CTGTGTGTATGCGGCCTCCTCAATCCAAACGCCGTAAGAACTTACATTTACAGACTCAAAGTGTGCAGCATAGTTTAATGATGATTGTTTTATGTGCAATTTTGTATCAGGACTAGTCGTACCTATTCCTACGTTTCCTGAACTGTCTATACGCATTCGTTCTGTACCTGAACCACTTGTAGCAGTTCCCATATCTTCTATAGAAAAAGCTCCATTATCTTTGTTTGTTACAATTCTATAACCTTCATTATTTGTTGTATCTAAAAGTAGAATAGCAGAAGTTCCTGCGTTATCAAATCTTACAAGGTCGCCTGATGTATGCAAAATTCTTTGAGGACTAGTCGTTCCTATTCCTACTTTTCCTTGCATTAATAAAATATTAGATGCTGCACTTGTTCTTGGTATTAAAACTAAATCTCCATTTTGACCTGAATAAGCAGATGTACTCATACCTATATAACCTGCTGTTTCAGAAGAAATTGCAGCACTAATGTCTTTAAATCTTAAATCTACACCATTTCCAGTACCTTTAAATATAACTTGACCAGAACTGTCTATACGCATTCTTTCTGTTCCGCTATTTGTAGTGGTAAAAGCTATATGATGCGTACCATAGGCACTTATATTCATAGCGGCAGTACTAGTATATATCTCTCCTTTTACAGTTCCATTTACCTCAAAATCCACTAATGAGCCAGCAGTCCCGTTTATGGTAAGACCTGTTAAATTTGTATAAACATTAGGACTATTCGTTCCGATACCGACGTTGCCTGCTGAGTCTATTCTCATGCGTTCATAGCCACCACTGTTAGCTTCGCCATTTGCTCCACCTGATGTAGTCCAAAAAGTTAAGTAGCCGCCATAGTTTCCATCAGCTGCAGTTGTCTGCTTCCCGCCGCTTATAAAACCCATCTGATATTGTCCGCTAGCAGCTGAATTTCCCATATAACCAGATATTGACAACCATCCGCCTTCAGTAACTGATGTATTTGTATTTTCTAAATTTAAATTACCATCACGTCCACGACCATAGACACCATTAGAGTCAGACATACGAACATCTAATTTAGCGACAGGAGCAGTCGTTCCGATCCCGACGTTGCCGCTGCTATCAAAGATGGCTGAATTACCTATCGTTTGAGTACCAGTAAACTTTGGCAAATATCCAGTTGTTCCACTACCACCAATACCAGCTGTCTGTGCTGCCCAAGCAGTACCAGTGACTGTTGATGTTAATACTTGACCAGAAGTACCATCAGAACCACTTGTATCTCTTAATGTTCCTAATGTTCTTAAATATCCTGTAACAGAAACGTCTTGTGATGCTACGCTTGGCGTTCCAAACGTTATAGGATTAAGTGAATTAATAAAAACAGTACTAGAAACGGTAGAAATATTTATATCATTTAGATATCCGCTTAATTTAATGTTTCCTACAACATCTAAAGACTGTGTAGGTAATGTATTGTTTATACCTAAACGTTGATTTGTTCCGTCAATAGTAAGTGTTTGACTACCCCCTGAAAATATACCAATATTACCGCCACTTAATTGTAAGTATTCGTTTGTACTTCCTGTAAACGAATATTTAGTAGCTACGCTATTTGTAACAGATGACCCAAATGCAGTTAAGCTATTTGCACCTAAAGTGCCACTTAATGATATTGATGTACCATTCAATGCACCTGTTAAAGTTCCTCCTGTTAGTTGTAAGTACCTAGCATCACCCTCTGTCTGTGTTAAGTATTCAGATGGTATAGAGGTTAGGTATGTATTGCTATCAATACTACCATCAGCCTTTAAGAATTGGCTTGACGTGCCACCTGTCTTTATAAATGAAGTAGCGGTTAATGTTCCGCTTAATGTACCTCCTGTTAGTTGAAGATAACGAGCATCTCCCTCCGTTTGTGTCAAATACTCTGATGGTATTGATGTTAAATATCCACTATCATTAGTGAACATAGATATATTCCCTGTTACATTCTGTAACAATCTACCAGAGCTTAATACCAATGTAGATGCTACAAATAAAGAACCAGAGGTATATACGTCCCCTGAATTTGATAAGTTACCATTAATAAAAAGACCATTACCAGCTCTACCTAAGCTAAGTGAGGATGCGTTTCCTAAACCATCCTCGATCAAAGTAAAACCAGTAGCACCTAATTCCTCATTGTTTGATGTCTTTAGTAAGCCATCGTATGTATCTTTTATCTTTAGATTCGTAAGTGTAGCCATTATTTGCTATTGTTTTTTGATATGTTATTTTCGTTAGTATTACTAACCTTATCAATCTCATTGAGGAATTTATACAACTTATGCACGTTCTCCTCCTTTGGCTTATATTTCCCTCTCTTTTTTGTCATCTAGCCTAGATACCAAGAATGAAAGTTGACATCCCTGTCAGGATTCATATCCTCATTGGCTGTTGACGTATATTCTGGAAATAATGTACTATTATAATCCATGTAGTCAACGAATCTTCTAGTGTAAAATTCAGCGGTTTCACTTACCCTATTAATCAGCATATTTAATTCCTCTGTGCTTATCGTGTCACTGTTTTCACTTCGGTGTTTGAATACACCTCCGTTGCCAACCTGAAAGGCGGCAAAAGGAAGATAATCGCTCTGTGCAAACCAGATAAGCATTGGCTTAATATATACCTCAATTAAATTCTTATATTCTGAATTGTTAGCATCATTAATAGTCCCATTAACGATCAGCTCTTGAAGTTTCTTGTATAGCTTACCTCCAAGATAATTTTGGATGTGAGTATCTTGTGCTACCTCAATGAATTGTATGATCTTATCTGGGTCAACTTGACCACCGATAATAGACTTCTTCTTTACGTCTTGTATTGTTACAAATAGTGCTTTATTTGGCATATCTTTTAGTTTTTAGGATAAGCACCTTTGTTGGGCATATCGACTGGTCTTATTGGCACTTCACTTGGATTAGTTGGTGCTTCAAAGCCATCTGACAATGCTTGTTCCTCGCTTACTTGTTGTTTCTTTTTATATACTCGTCTTTCCCAAAAGTGATGGCAATTCTTGCCACCCTTATACTTAAATAGAGAATAGCTTTTCTTGTTATGTCCAAGCTCTCTGTTTATTCCTCTAAATGACATCTGACTAATGTCCTCTTTTCTAAATACAACATCCCTACTTGTTAAAGACTCTACTCTTTTGCAGAAGTCTCGGCTATTTGCAGAGCTTCTAACAGGCATATATGCGTATCTAACCTTATACCCTTTGTTGTCTTGAGAGCTGCTCTTAGATGGCTTTGCATCATCCCTAGACACTGTTGCTAGACTTGTTAAGTCAAACTCCTCGTTATCCTCTCCAACTTGCTCTGAATGTACTAATTCCCACTCATCAGAAATAACCTCTCCCAATTCCTCTAATTGGTCGAATATATCATCAGCCTCATCATCACTAACATCCTCCAAAGACACAGGCTCTTGCTTTGACAGCTTCTCGCCTGTTTCTTCTTCTCTCTTAACCCTAGTTTCGATATTATCTAATTCTGTAAATTCTATTGGTTGTAGTGTAATAAAATATAAACTTAATGATATATTGTTAAACCCTAATATTTCATCTAGTCCATCAATTATCTGCTGTTGGAATGGTCTAATAACTATATTGTCCATTAAGATACTTGCGGTACGCAATTCCTCTGCATTATTACCAAACCCAGTATTGTCTTTTATACCCAATAATATAGGTGATACAATACCATGTCCAAGCATAATCTTTTCTCTACTTTCATCGGCTAAGAATTGATATTGTGCGTGAGCATCTGGCAAGTGAATTGGGTCTATTGTAGCCTGATCTTCTGAGCTTTCATTGAAGGTAAGGATAAACTTACCAGCATTAGAGCTACCACTAAACTTATCGTATATCTTTCGCTCAATAAGTTCTTGAGTCTCCTCATTAGGTACTCCATTGTTAAAGTTTACTAATAAACTAGGCTGAAGCCCATTCTGTATATTGTTAATATGGTAATTTGCTACCTCTTCTTCAAGATCGCAATACTGTAAACATCCGTTGTAATCAACAGGAGAGTAATAATAAAAACCTGATTTGTATGGCTTAAACACATAAAGTTCTATAACCTCGTTTTTCTTACCATTACCAAATGTAGGTATTCTTTTAGGCTTATCTGCTGGCTTGATTTCAGACCACTTATGATGATAATAATAAGCCTCTATCTTTCCGTTTTTTGCCTTCTCCGCTCTTAATGTTTCCATAGGGAAGTGTAGCACCTTTGTGATAGCTGTTTTTTGCTTATTATAAATTACCTGCACAGCAGATTGACCTAATAGTTTGTAGTCGCTAACGACCTTTTTAATACAGCTAGGCTTAAATAACATCTTCATCTTAGCATAAGCCTCTGGCTTTTCTCTGCTATCAGTTGCATCTAATCCACGACCATATATCATGTCAGTAATACCATTAATACATCTAGCATTTGTAGGGCTGCCTAGATATTTTTCTATTAAACCATCAAAGTAGTCCTGCCCATCATCACCAGCTAAATAAAGAATCCAATCCTTATTTTGTTGTTCAATAACCTCTGGTGATTGATAGCCACTTAAGTTTACTAACTTAATACTATCCTTATAAGCCTTAGGCTTACTTTGTACGGTCATCTTTCTTATTTTATTTCTAGCCATCTTATAATACTATATATTCTGTTTCTCCTGAATCATGCTCTGTGTATGTATCTACATACTTAAATGAATCTGTTTTTGTTTGGTGTGATGTTATGTAAATTAAGTCCCTAAATAGGTCCTCACCCCCACTTGTTAAAGATAATGAGTATATCTGATCCTCCTTAAATATTATGGTCGGTGTCATCGTTATATCTACAAAGTTACCATTAGATGATAATGCCCAAGAAAAAGATACATTTGATTCGTCTTGATTTGTTCCATTCTCAACAAGAGAAATTGTAGCAGCATCAAGCACCGTTGCGGAATACGATGAGGGTATTACGCTGAATGTTTGTGCTGATTGTGTTGGGTTTAATCTTATCATATATAGGTAACTAAATACCTATGTTTTTGTTTTTATTTAAGCAAAAAAAAGGGTAGCAATAGCTACCCCTTAATTTAATGCTAGAAACTAAACTATGAGTTAGTTCCTGCGGTAATAGTTGCGGTTGTATCGGTAATAGTATCTTCACCGTTATCTCCAGCCTTAAGGAAGTTTGCAGGCTTACGCTCCATACCAGTTAATGTTAATGTATAACCTGAAAGGTCACCCATTGCAGCACCAGTTGCAATTGTTCCACCAGTAACGTCCATACCATGCTCTAATCCAGCACAGAATACATTTCCGTTGTAGTCCTCTACTAATA